GAAGCTAAAGCCGTAAAGATGGACCAAGGTGGTGAAGGTAAAGGCGGAGTTGGTAAAGCATTGACTGGCGACACAGCAAAAGATATGAATGTTGCGGCTAAAAACGCACCAGGCATTAAATCTGCTAAGATGGACAATGCACCAAAGGCTGACGAGGCTGATCACGCAGACAACAAAACTACACCAGTAGCGAAGAAGTAATAAAGGATAGAAGAAATGCGTTTACTAAGAGAAAACTTAACTTTCGATCAAGCGAAAGTTATCGTTGAAAACACAAATGATGGTAAAGACCTTTTTATGAAAGGTATTTGCATACAAGGCGGTATTAAAAACGCCAACGAACGTGTCTATCCAGTAAACGAAATCGCTAATGCAGTGAAAAAAGTATCCGACCAAATCTCCGGGGGCACATCAGTCCTCGGAGAGGTTGATCACCCAGAAGACTTAAAGATCAACTTGGACAGAGTTAGCCATATGGTAGAATCTATGTGGATGGATGGACCAAACGGATATGGAAAATTAAAAATATTACCTACCCCAATGGGTAAGCTTGTAGAGACAATGCTACAATCAGGCGTAAAACTAGGCGTATCATCAAGAGGCTCAGGGAATGTGGACGAAGGCAGTGGTAACGTATCAGATTTTGATATCATTACTGTTGACGTAGTTGCACAACCGTCGGCACCTAATGCATATCCAACTCCAATATATGAAGGACTTCTTAATATGAGAGGTGGTTCACAAATATTTGAAGTTGCTAAGGCAGTGAAAGACGACACTAAGGCACAAAAACACTTAAAGGATGGAGTAATCCGTTTAATTAAGGATCTAAGGATAAAATAGGAGAAATATCATGTTAGACGTAATAAAACAACTCCTTGACAAAGACCTGGTAACAGAAGAGACACGTACTCAAATTGAAGAGCAATGGGAATCTAAGTTATCAGAAGTCAAAGAAGAAGCAAAGACTGAGGTTAGGGAAGAGTTTGCAAAGCGTTATGAACACGATAAGGCTCAAATGGTAGAAGCTATGGACCGTATGATGTCAGAAAATCTTCAAAAAGAAATCGCAGAATTCGTTGAAGATAGAAAACAACTTGCGGCAGAAAGAGTAAATTACAAAACTGCAATAACTCCACACAAAGAGATGTTGACTAATTTTGTAAAAGACTCATTAGTTTCTGAAATGAAGGAGTTACACTCAGAACGTAAATCAATGGCAGAACAACTTGCAACTCTAGAAGCATTTGTAACAAAAGCACTTGCTAAAGAGATCAATGAGTTCAACAGCGATAAAGCGGCAGTAGTAGAGACTCGTGTTAAACTTGTGAAAGAAGCAAAAGAAAAATTTGCTGAAATCAGAAGTGCATTTATCAAGAAGGCATCTAAAATTGTTGAATCAACAGTTGCTGAGAACATTGCTAAAGAAATGAAGCAGTTCAAAGAAGACATCAAGGCGGCTAGAGAAAACAACTTTGGTAGAAAAATATTCGAAGCATACGCAGGTGAATATATGACTTCTTACCTAAACGAGACTTCAGAAGTTCGTAAAATGCAGAAGCAACTCGACGAGGCCCAAAAGAAAATCACTGAGACTGAGACAGTTTTAGAATCAACTAAAGTTGAAAAAGCTAGAGTTGAAGACAAAGCAAAAAGAGAATCAGAACTCAATGAGTTACTTGCACCTCTATCAGGAGACAAAAAAGAAGTAATGTCTAACTTATTAGAGTCTGTACAGACAGATAAGTTAAAAACTTCTTTTAACAAATATCTTCCTCACGTAATGAAAGAAGGCAAACGTTCTTCCGTTATTACTGAGTCGAAAAAAACAGAAACAACAGGCGACAGACAGGCAACACCACAGGCAGATGAAAACAATGAGGATGTAACAAGCATCCGCAAACTAGCAGGTATTAATTAAGGAGAATATGAAATGACATCCGCTATATTAGAAAGCAAATGGCAAGAAACAAAAGGCGCTTTAATGGAAGGCGTTGACGGTTCAAAAGCCAAAAACTTGGATGTGGTCCTTGAAAACACACGCAAATACCTGTCAGAGAATGCAACTGCTGGCGCAACTAGTGCCGGTAACGTAGCAACTCTGAACAGAGTTATTTTGCCTGTGATCAGAAGGGTCATGCCAACTGTAATCGCTAACGAAATCGTTGGTGTACAACCTATGACAGGTCCAGTTGGACAAATCCACACATTAAGAGTAAGATATGCTGACACAACTTCAGGTGGTGCTACAAACATCACTGCTGGTGACGAGGCATTATCTCCATTCAAAATTGCTGAATCTTATTCAGGTAACGATGCTGACCCGGCAAAGGGTGCGGCAACAGCTACTTTAGAAGGTACAGCAGGTAAGAAACTGAACGTTCAAATCTTGAAGCAAGTAGTAGAAGCAAGAAGCAGAAAACTATCTGCAAGATGGACATTTGAAGCGGCTCAAGATGCACAAGCACAACAAGGTATCGACATCGAAGCAGAAATCATGGCGGCATTAGCACAAGAGATTACTGCAGAGATCGACCAAGAAGTACTTGCTTCATTAAGAGCATTGGCAGGTTCTGCGGCAGCTACATTTGATCAGTCTGCTGTATCAGGTACTGCAACGTTCGTAGGTGACGAGCACGCCGCTCTAGCAATCCTAATCAATCAACAAGCAAACTTGATCGCACAAAGAACAAGAAGAGGTGCGGCTAACTGGGCAGTTGTTTCATCAGAAGCATTAACTATCCTTCAGTCAGCAACTACTTCTGCTTTTGCAAGATCAACAGAGGGTGTATTTGAAGCACCAACAAACAGTAAGTTTGTAGGAACTTTAAACAACTCAATGAGAGTTTACGTTGATGGTTATGCACCGACAGGTACAGATGTATTAGTAGGTTACAAAGGTTCATCAGAAGCAGATGCGGCCGCGTTCTACTGCCCATACATTCCGTTAATGTCATCAGGCGTTGTTTTAGATCCATCAACATTCGAACCAGTTGTAAGCTTCTTAACAAGATATGGTTATGTAGAGTTATCAAACACTGCATCATCTCTTGGTAATGCGGCTGACTACTTGGCAAGAATCGCGATATCTAACGTATCATTCAAGTAATCAATACTACTAAAAGGGGGCGTTTTTTATGCCCCCTTTTTTTATGACTAAATATTCATACGTTCATCCTACGGGACGGAAGTAGCATAAAGCGAAGGAACGCACCTAAACTTTAACACAGGGAGGGTGATATGAACTTTAAATGGGATTTAAAGAAACCCTTGGCAGAGCTCAAACGTAAGATCAGCACAACAGCAATATTGCGTAAACGTTCAAAAGATTCAATAGCAAGACCAAAAGCCAAGCACAACATTACATCTAAAGATGACCGTATGCAAGGCATATAAGATTTGATCGCTATAAATACTACGGACATTGATATGAAAGCAAAAGAGTTTTTAAATGAGCGTGGTATAAACATCAACATACCAATCAACATCTCTATACCAGGAGATGGCAAGGATATCTCTGTGAATGCAGGTGACAGCCAACCTGCCACAGAAGAAAAATATTCTATCAGTCCTTTGCAACAAGAATTAGAATTACAAAAAGCAGATGCAGGCAAACAGTCAAAAGCAATAGAACAGATTACAACAGAAGATGAATACAGTAATCCGATGACTGTGCAGGATCATCTTGCAACACTGAAAAAAATATACAAAGAAACCGCAGAACCACAGGAGGCATAAGCAATGGCGATCAGGAAGATCAAAGCTGCCTTGGTTAATACCAGAGATGCTACAGATTATAGCACTGAGATCGGCTATCTGTTTTATGACGCAGATCCAAATGGAGATAGAACATTAAGAATCTCAGATGGATCAACTCCAGGCGGTATACCATTACTTGCATCATCTTCATCGGGTGATTCATCTACAGGTATTGCTCAAGCACAATTGAAAGTTGCAGATGATACAAGTTCTACAACTACTTTCGATTTGGGCGGCACAGGTGAAACTTTAAAAATTGCAGGTGGTACCAATCTATCAACTTCCATATCTGGTGACACACTAACTTTAAATTTAAATTCTGACTTGCAAGTTAACAATTTAAGTGGATTAGATTCGAGTGGTATCAATGTAAATGATAATCTTTATGTCAACGGCGCGAGTGTATTGACATCAGGATCTAATGTAAGTGAACTGACCAATGACGCAAATTATTTGACACAGGCAAGATTGACTGTTGTTGGTGATGATTCAACAGGCACAACTTTCAATGCTGGCAATAATGACAACATAAGAGTTTTAGGTACGGGTGGTACGACTGTCACTGTGTCAGGATCGACTGTGATAATAAATTCAGCAGACTCAACTGGCGGCAGTGGTAGAGCAACTTACACGCAAGACACTGCACCAACAAGTCCTGTGGACGGTGACACTTGGTTAAAAACAGATTCGGGTGCGTTGTATGTGTACATCGTTGAAGGTGGACAGGCACAATGGATTGAAACTGGATCAGCAGGATCCACACTAGACGTTGATGGTGTAGACAGTATAAGATTTGCCGCAGATGATTCAACATCAACGGCAGTAGGAACCAGTGAAACTTTATCAATTGTTGGTGGTGATGGAATACAGACTGCTGTAACTGGCACAGGCGAAATTAGAATTTCATCAACAGGATCATCTGTATCAACATCAGATGCACAACCTTCAAGTGCGGCGGATGGAGACCTTTGGTTTGAAACAGACACAGGATCATT